ATACCATTGATGATTGTATTCTTCCAATGAGTATTAAAAACTCTTTTAAAGGATTCATTGAACAGAAAGAGATCCCTAATCTTCTCCTTTGTGGTTCTGCTGGTGTGGGAAAGACTACAGTTGCCAAAGCGGTTTGTGATGAGATTGGAGCATCCTACATTGTCATTAACGGTTCCGACGAGGGACGCTTCCTGGACACGGTGAGAAACAAGGTCAGGCAGTTCGCTACGACCGTCTCATTGACCTCTAGAAGCGCCCACAAGGTCGTTATTATCGATGAGGCAGATAATACCTCAACTGACGTGCAATTAGCATTGAGGGCAGCGGTAGAGGAATTTCACAGCAACTGTCGTTTTATCTTTACTTGTAATTTTCCTAACAAGATTATTGATCCTTTGCACTCACGTTGCACTGTGATGGACTTTAAAATTAAAAGTGAAGAAGCAGATAAACTTCAAGCAAAGTTTTTTGTTCGTTTGAAATCTATTCTTGAAGAACAACAGATTGAATATGAAGATAAAATTCTTATTAAAGTTATTAAGCGTTACTATCCTGATTGGCGTCGCTTACTAAATGAATGTCAACGATTTGCTTCTAATGGAAGTATCTCTTCTGCTGTTCTTGTTGACGTAGCAGATATCACGATTGATGATCTTCTTAGGTCTTTAAAAAATAAAGAGTTTACTAACGTCAAGAAGTGGGTTGCAGAAAACATTGATAATGATCCTAATATTGTCATGCGTAGGATTTATGATGTTCTTTATGATAATCTTAAATCCGTTTCTATTCCCGAAGCAGTTTTGATTATTGCTAAGTATCAGTATCAAATTTCTTTTGTCGCTGATCAAGAGATTAATCTCTTAGCATGTCTTACTGAAATTATGATGAGTTGTGAATTTAAATGAAAGTAAAAACAACACCTGAAAATGTAGCGGAAGCAAATTGGGGATTGTTTCGTGCCACAATGAATCTTCCTTTTGCTGCAATTCATTGTGGTATGACGCAAAAGGAAATGAAAATGACCTTCCTTGAATTTTTAAAGTACCATCCACCTGATTATGAAGTTTGAATTAAAAGATTATCTTTATAGCATCAATCAATCCAAGAAAAATATTATGGATGATCCTGATGCTGTTAAAGGATATCCGCCTTATATCATTAATAAGTGTTTGTCTTATCACACTGATACTGTCTTGTATGCAAACGAGATGAATAAGTATTCTGATCTTGATAAGAAGATGCAGTATGACTTTTATATAAATAGTTTGAAGCCAAGGAAGAGGTTTTCTCCCTGGATTAAAAAACAAACACTTGAGCATCTTGAATTGGTGAAAGAGTATTATGGTTATAACCACGCCAAATCTCTGGAAGCGTTGAGGATTCTCACGACAGAACAACTTGATCAAATTAAACAAGCGTTGAATAAAGGCGGAACAAAATGACAACTGACATTGAAATTAAATGGCAACAATCTGACATGGTAGAAGTTGCTCTGGGTCAACCTGATGATTTTCTTAAGGTTCGTGAGACCCTCACTCGAATTGGAGTTGCTTCTAGAAAAGAGCGTAAGCTTTACCAATCTTGTCACATTCTTCATAAACAAGGTAAGTATTACATCGTTCACTTTAAAGAGTTGTTCGCTCTTGATGGAAAGAAGACCAATCTTTCTTTAAATGATGTTCAACGCCGTAACCGTATCATTCAACTTCTTTCTGACTGGGGATTAATTAATGTAGTTACTCCAGAAAAAATTGAAGATGTAGCACCTCTCAATCAAATTAAAGTTCTTTCATTTAAAGATAAAGATGATTGGACTCTTGAAAGCAAGTATAATATTGGACGAAAGAAAACAGAAGAATGAGAATGCTCACCCTGATGGTGTTAACACCTGACAAAAAAGTTAAGTGGTTAACTATTCCTTGGGGTAAAGCACATCTTGATTGGTATCGAAAACGGGGATATGAAATACTGATGACCGTATAAAAAATGGCGAGGTTTCCACACCTTGCCATTTTTAGTTTGCGAATATATAATTTTGATGGGTAAGTGGTTTAATAAACCGCCCATACGCTACGGATGCTCACAAGAGATCCTAATTTAAACTCGCTTATTTAAGGAGACCAACCATGCCTAAATACACTTGGGATATCTATTCCCCATTTTCAGTAGGTCTAGACGATGTATTCAATCGTCTAGAGGCAATGTCTGGACATAATACCAGTTACCCACCCTACAATTTAATCAAACACGATGGATCTAATTACGAAATCGAAGTTGCTCTGGCAGGATTTAAAGCAGAAGAGATCGAGGTCTCTACTGAACAGAACATTCTCCGAGTTGCCTCAAGAATTGAAAAGAGAGATTCTGAACGAATGTATGTACATAAAGGATTATCGAAACGTTCCTTTAATCACTCATGGCAACTCGCGGATGATGTGCGAGTATCCTCTGTAGAATATGTGGATGGGTTATTGACGATCTCATTAGAGAAGATCATTCCAGAGGAAAAGAAACGAACGACTTATACTATTGGATCCAGTAAGCAACAACTTCTTACTGAATAAATAAATCGTATCGTCGGCGCACGGGGCAAGCTGGTCAGCATCAGCACTTGCCCCATTTTACTTTGTATGATATAATTGGAGTATATTTGATTCGACTTATGGAATTTGTAAAATTAGTCCTGTTAAAAAATGGAAAATTATTAATAACAAAAATAGAAGAGTTAAGGGATGAACAAGATAATCCTTTATGTTTTATCTTAGAAGTACCTCTTGTTGTTAATATTATTCCTAATGAAAATACACCAGACAATCCAAAAATAAGTTTTGGTAGTTTTGTGCCTTTTTCTAAAACGTTTGCTTATCGAATTGCTTTTAATGAAGTATTAACTATAGGAGATCCAGTAGATTCTATAATGGAAAAATATGTCGAAATTGTAAAACCATACTACCCAGTCGATGGTGGTTCCGAACCTAATGTTATTGAATTTAAGGAGTAAAAATTATGTCCACAGAAGCTCAAAAAATTAATCCATCTGTTGTAATTCTTAAAACTGGAGAAAAACTTATCACTGTTCTTCAAGAAGTATTTGAAGGGGAAGGTGAAAATCGAAGAGGAATTTGTTTATTAATGAATTATCCTTACGAGTTATCTTTGATAAGTGTTAATAATGCAGAAAATCCAGAACAAGATCTTCAAGTAAAATTTAGTAAATGGTGTCCATATTCAATTGATACTCAATATAAAATTCCTTATGATGTTGTATTAGCAATTGGTCAACCTGATTTAGGTCTTTCTGGTGCATACCAAGCAAAAGTAGAACAATATAAACAAATGGTGGAAAATTCTAATCTTCAAGAAGAGGAGATTGAAAAAGATGATGTTGTTGAAGTAGTATGATCAAGTTAATTAAATTTGATGGCGACTGGCTTGTCACAAATATTACAGAGATCCCTGACGTAGAGTTCGGGGATCCTGATTGTGTGCTAAAATACCCGTATCAGGTGGCAGGAGAGTGCCTTGGTCCTTGGCCAGTTCACGGTGGCGAACGAGAGATCGTCGTCAGATCTTCTAATATATCTGCGCTTACAGAACCAGACACTTTTCTTTTATCCTCTTATCAAAAACTTATTGAAGAAGAAACCGTATGAAGTTTTATACCAGTGTTGAACAATCTGGAAGTAACATTCTAGTTCGTGGTTATGAGCATGGTAAACAATTTCAGGATAAAATTAAATACAATCCAACCCTGTTTCTTCCTTCAGCAAAAGAATCGGAATGGAAAACACTGGACGGTAAATATGTTCGTCCAGTGAAACAGGGAACAATTCGAGATGCCAAGAAATTTATTGAAGATCATGGTGAGATCGAGGACTTTCAAATCTATGGGCAGACAAGATTTTTAAATCAGTACATTCTTGAAGAGTATCCTGACGAAGAAATCAAATTTGATATGAATCAGATTCGTATCTTTACTATTGATATTGAAACTGGTGCAGAGAATGGATTCCCTGATATTGAATCTGCTGACCAAGAGATCCTTTGTATCAGTGTAAAGGATAGTATGATGGGTCGCATTATTGTATTTGGTGCAAGACCTTTTGATAACAATAATCCAAACGTCCAGTATATGCATTTTGAAACTGAAACAGGATTGTTGAAAGGGTTTCTTCACTGGTGGTCTTCTAACTATCCAGATATTATCACTGGATGGAATGTTCAACTCTTTGATATTCCATATATCTTCCGTAGAGTTGAACGTATTCTTGGAGAAAAAGAAACTCGTTTGATTTCTCCTTGGGGAACTACTCTACGTCGAGAGATTTTTATCAAAGGTCGCAAGCAGATTGCATATGACATTAGTGGTATTGCAACGCTTGACTATCTTGAACTGTATCGTAAATTCACTTATACCAATCAAGAGTCATATCGTCTCGACCATATCTGTGAAGTAGAACTTGGCGAAAAGAAAC